GTAAGCGGTATGACAGCAACTTGCGTATCTGGAAATACTATCGAAGTTAACGGTTCAGTAACTTATAATAATGTAAGAACACTAATTCAAGGCGTTGAAGTTATTAGAGCAAACGTTCCGTTCTTAGCCGCAGAGGCCGCAGCCTATACAACAGCAAGCTATGGCGGAACTGTTACAGCAACTTCACCCCCTCCGGCACCTACCAAGTCACGTTCTTCATCTAACCCAAGTATTCAAGAGGTATTCACATGTTATCTCCAACCCCAGAACAGCAATACATCATCGCAGCCGCTGCAAGCACTTCGTCCCTCATGGTCAACGCACTCGCGGGCACCGGCAAGACCACCACCCTGCAGATGCTTGCATCCGTTCTGCCGAAAGAGCCCATCCTCGCGCTCGCGTTCAACAAGAAGATCAAAGAGGAACTCGAAAAGCGTTTCCCTTCCAACTTCACAGTCATGACCATGAACGGCCTTGGCCATCGCGCTTGGGGCAAGACCATCAACAAGCCAAAGATGCTCATCGACGACAAAAAGCTCGGACGCCTGACAACCGCCGCGCTCAAAGCCTTCCCGTCCAGCAAGGGCTCATGGAACGAGATCCGACAACTCGTCGTCTACGCCATGCAGAGAGGCGTAGTGCCAACCCAATTTCAGAACGCCAAAGGCATCCTGCCCGACACTCCCGACACATGGCAGCAAATCGCCTCCGACTACGATCTGCTCTTGACACCAGCCGAATGCAAGTTATCCCGTCACATCTTATGTGAGTCGATAGAAGAAGGCTTAAAAGGCGTAATAACCTATGATGACCAGATCTACCTCCCCGTGGTTTTCCCCGGAGACTTCCCACGCTTCAACACAGTCCTTGTGGACGAGGCCCAAGACCTTTCCCCACTCAACCACCAGATGCTTCGTAAATGCGCCGCTGGCCGACTCATCGTCGTTGGCGATCCACGACAAGCAATCTACGCATTCCGAGGTGCCGACAGCTCATCCATGGAAACCATCAAGGCCTTGCGCACCGAGTGGATTGAACTCCCTCTCAACACCACATTCAGGTGCCCGCTCTCTGTAGTCGAGCGCCAGCACAATCATGCCCCGCAATACCGCGCCGCCGAAAGCAATCCTCGCGGCGAGATCTACGACCTGACAAATGAAAAATGGACGTGGGATGTCATACCGTCTGGCGAAACCGCGATCCTGTGCCGCAACAATGCGCCCCTCATCTCCATGGCCTTCAAGCTCATCCGTAATGGGATAGGCGTGAACATGTTAGGACGCGAGATCGGCAAGGGCCTATCCGCAATCGTCAAAAAGCTCTGCCCTGACCTCACAACCAACGTCGATCAGTTCTTGCCGCTTCTCACAAACTGGTATGAAGGGGAAAAGAGCAAGGCCGAGGTCAATGGGGACAGCACTAAGGCTGCAAACGTCACGGACAAATACGAAAGCATCATCGCAGTCATCTCCGCAAACAAACCCCGCACTGTCGCGGAGCTTATTGAGGAGCTTAACTCGTTATTTGCGAAAAACAATGGGCAGGTCATACTAGCAACTGGCCACAAAGCGAAGGGACTCGAATGGGAGAATGTTATTCATCTCGATCCATGGCGCATACCGTCGAAATACGCAAAGACCGAAAGTGAACAGAGACAGGAGGCGAACTTACGCTACGTGTTAGAAACCAGAACCAAGCACACCCTCATCCTTGCAAACCTTTCCGACTTTGAACAATAAGGAGCCTTGCGTCATGGACTTCTTCGACCCAGATCGCCCGCGTATATCGGGCCTACCAGCATTCGCACCGGGACAAGGTGTGGGACTTTCAGTCATCCCTGCTCTCTACTTCGCCCCCCGTTCTGGGGGCGATACTATCGAGATCTCAGGTTTCTTTTCGGTCGGCGCAAATCGTTCGTCGCGTTTTGTGACCGAGATCCCTGTAGGTGACTTTCCAGAATTCTGGCAACATTGGCTGTCAGATCCAGAGGAATGCGCCCGCAAAGCATTCCAATGGAAACCCGCAGACGCCGCACAACCAAGCGCCCCTGTGCGCACCGTTGCACCACCACCAACACCGCTCAGCCCATTAGACTTCGACGAACTTTTGGAGGGATTAGAATGAAAACGCTTTACACCATCGCAGCACTCTTGCTATCCAGTTCCGCATTCGCGCAAAGCACTTCTTTTTACGGGCCTTCCGGCGCTTATCAAGGCAGTGCTTACAGCAACAGCGGATCGACAAGTTACTACGGCCCAAGTGGTGGGTATTTGGGAAGCTCTTATTCAAATTCTGGTGCGACATCTTATTACGGCCCGAGCGGATCTTATGAGGGCTCATCTTACGGCCCTGCAGTTGGAGGTTATTACTATGGCGAATAGTCCACTTCTAGTCCCCGCTTACTGGCCGCTTTTCAAAACGCATGAACTCAGACGTTTTGATTATTGGGCTCCGCAGTCACCATCCTTCACAAGCGTCTTTTCCTACGACGTTGGCTCGGACTCCATGCTCTACAACAACTATGACGCTGCAGGAACATGGCTCAATCGCTGGTATTACCGTTACAACCCAGGCTTTGGAATTGCGGAGTGGCGCGACGATTACCCGAACAATAAAAAGGTTGTGATGAGCCCAGCAATCGGATGGGGCGAATTCCAAGCCGTCCCCTCCACATACGAAAACAAACCACAATTTGACTTTCTTAAATGCTCTCCCATGGCCTTTTGTTCCGGCGAACAAATCGTGAGCTTTGAGCAACATCTTCAAACCTACATCGCAACATCACAATCATATTCAGACGTGCTTGTGTTCTCCTACCTCCAATCGTGGAACGGAAAGCCCGCGACGGGGGCGCGTTACTGGATGGCGCTTGGCGTCGGCCCGGTCGCAACGCAGTTCATCACGCAAGACGCAAAAGACCCGACAAAGCTCGACCTTTCTCCGATCTGGACTGCGACAGTCACACGGGTGAACGCATGATCGACGACAACATTCTAAACGAAATCGCCATTTACGCTGCGATCCTTTTCTTCGCAGGAGGCGTATCTTACATCGTTCACCTGCTTTTGAGCGGAGATTATTGATGTCAAACTCCGCAACATCCAAGGGCACACTTCTTAAAATCTTCTACGAGGCAGGTTACAACGATGCCCTTCACGCAGTTGCAAAGATCATCGCAGATTTCGATCCCTACGATCCTTACATTGTCGGAAAGATGAAGATTGAGGAACGCAAAGCGGCGCTTATTGCTGCGATCAAGGAGCTTCACAAATGAACAATGTCCGAACAGACACACAGTCGCGGCGCTACAAAGACCCCGCCGAACTTACCGAATACGAGCAAGCCCTTCTCGACCTTAAACGCGACGGGCTCACGCACAAACAAATCGCTTCCCACTACAAGGCCAGCATCAATACGATCTCAAACAAATTCACGATCATAAACCACAAGCTCAAACTCGCGGCATGGAGCAGGTGCAATGACTGAGGGCGACATCGAACGGCTTTGCATGATGTTAGATGACAAAGAGCTTCAATTAAAAGTCATGCGAGCGGCGTGTGACCGCTATGCCAAGGAGCGGTCTGATCTGATTGAGTGTTTAAGTTACTTCGTGTCTGACAAATACAAAATGCCCTTAGAGAGAGCGATCCTACGAGCCAAAGGAGTCCTAGAAGGAAAGAGCCTATGGGACTTACACATGGGAGAGAAAGAATGACAATTCCCGCATAAATCCAGATTATGTGGAATTTCACATACGGCAAAATGCCGTGTTCGTAATACGTAATGCTGCAAATATGACCCACGAAGCCTACAAATGATCTAAATATGATACAACATTAAACCCAAGGCTGCGCTATGACCAAAAACGAAAAAGAGGCCCTCATCACTCGTCTCGCTACACTCTTCGACGACGCGCCCACATATTTCACCATGAAGGATCTGGCAAAAATCGCCTTCGATTACATCGAGCCCCAGATCCGTGAGGAATGTGCGAGACACGCCGAGGCACTCGACCCTTCAAACAACGTCGCTTCTGCAATCCGTCGAGCGCACCCATGAGCCCAGAAGACATCACCCGTGTTCCTGTCAACATCAAATGGACCCCCGAACTCGACGAAGAGCTTGAGCGGAGCTTACACAATGGACTTTCCTACACCCAAATCGCCATCAAATTCTCCATCTCCAGATGCGCCGTTGCCGGACGACTCCATCGACTCCGACAAGCAAAAAGAAAAAGAGCGGAAGTTGGCGCTATTGGAAGGCCGAAGGCTGCGACGAAACGCCTCACACAGACAGAGAATGGCGAATGACCCAGAATATCGAGAGGCCCAACGCATCAGACGCGCTGCGTATCGACGTAAGAAGAAAGACGAAAAGGCAGAAGCCCTCAAAGCCCAAGCACAAATCCAAAGGGAAGTTCCCCAAGGTGACAAAAAGCTCGATCAAAGCCCCCCGCCGAGCGAGCGCCCTGCGCAGAAGAAAAAGCCGGGGAGAGTTTATATGATGTGTAAGTGGTATGGACTTTAGGCCCATTGTAGACTCAGTATAAGATGGGTTTAACTTTTTCCCCCAGCGCGCGATTATTTTCTTGCAATGGGTTTAACTTTATGGCACTATATACAACGCACAAACAAAGGAGCCTTTTTGATGCGCACACTTAATCTTCCCCACGAAATCACAGTCACAGTCGCCCAGCCTTATGAAGAAGGCTACGTGCTAACCGCAACCGAAGCTGAAAAGCTCAACCAAGTCTTTGCAGACAGCATTAGGACATCTCTAATGTCCAAGCTCAAAAAGCTCGACAACGACAGCGTAGACCATGCGGAGGTCGAAGCGCAGTTCCAGCAATTCGCTGACAACTACGGCTTTTCAATCCGCACACCGAAAAACGCCGCAGATCCCGTGGCCAAAGAGGCGAACAAGATTGCGAAAGAACAAGTGTTCGCAGCGATCCGTAAGAAGGGCGGTAATCCTGCAGACTATTCTGCAGAACAAATCGCGGAATACGTTACAAAAGTTCTGCAGCACAAACCAGAGATCATGGAAGAAGCTGCACGTCGCATTGACTCAAGCCGCAAAATCGCCGGGGATCTTTTGGACGATCTCCTTGACGAGGCGGCATGATAGGAAACACGGCCAGCACCGCTGATGCAAAAGCTCAAGTGTTGGTCTTCGTTCAAGGTTCGACTCCTTGAAAACAGGGGCATATACCTCCCGCCCCTGCTCTTGGGGGGAGCTTCCGGGCTCCCCTCCTTTTACACTAACCTAATGGCCTTTTAATGCGCGAAGCTGAACTCCTCTACGAAGCCTACAATTCTGACTTTGGTATAGAAGTCGAGCTTTTCGGGAACTACCAAGTATCTCTGCAAAGGTTATACGCAGCAAAACGCAAAGACCCTGACCTTGAAATCATTCAAATCTTCAAATCTCCCTCATCTCACAATCACATCTGGATAGTTAAAAACGACACCTTGCGCCATCCCAATGCGCCACAGGCGCAGCCAATTAAACAAAACCCACAAGGCGACGGACCTCTTTTTTCCCTAGCCGACCTTTTTGGAGACGAATGACATGGGCGCGAGGCTCGAAGACGAAACCACGAAAATTCACTTCCACATTTTTACAAAGGATCTTGAACGTATCGACGCGCTTTTCTGCAGACAAGGACATCGCACGGTCGGCCGCTCCAAGGCCTTACGCCTAATCATCCATTCTTACCTTTCGCATCTGGAGAAGAAGTCAAATGCCAAACCAGTCAAATTCGACCCAACCGTTGCCGACATCATTGCCTGACGATCCACTCGAGGAAGCCTCAACATTTTCCCTCGAAGAGTTAATGAACCGTGCGCCGCAAATTTCCGACCTCGAGGCTGACCAGATCATTTCATATCTTCGTGCCCAACGCGAAAAGTTCGCGCAACAAGAGGCAACGCCGAAAGTTAAGAAGTAGCGGAAAGCTCCCGCAAAAGGTCCGAAACCAAAACTATCCGTTGATGAATTACTTTCCGGCCTAGACTAAACCGCCAAAGGAGCCCTTGGCATGACATCTTCAGAACTACAAGACCTCATTGACTCTCTGCGTCATCAAGCGGGGACGTGGATGGGAGACGAAGCCTGTGAGCAACTCGAGCGTTTAATTCAATACACGCTAAAAATCCACGAGCGCTCTACACTCATCGACGCAAAGTTAAAGCAAGGCTATCGGTTCATTCAAACCGGCAGCGGCCAACATTCCTCAAACTAAGTCAGGGACTCCCCATGACCACCAACAATTCACTTTCCAAAATTTCCCCCAACTTTCAAATCGCTTGGGACTCGACCTCCATCGGCGCATTCAAAACATGCCCACGCTTGTATCAGCTTTCGATACTTGAGGGCTGGCAACCACGCGAGATCAGCGTTCATCTAACCTTCGGTCTACATTTCCACTCAGCCCTCGAACGCTACGATCATCTTCGCTTTGGTGGCATGGACTACGACCAAGCACTTCGTGAAGTCGTTAAGTATGTGTTGACAATTACATGGGACGAGAAGAAAAATCGTCCGTGGATTTCAGACGATCCAAACAAAAATAGGCTCACGCTGCTCCGCTCGGTTGTGTGGTATTTGCTGCAATTCGCAGACGATCCTATCGAAACAGTTCGCCTTGCCAACGGCAAACCAGCGGTTGAATTATCGTTCCGCTTTGACAGTGGTTACACCACCTCACAAGGCGAGAGCATTCTTTTGTGCGGGCACTTAGATCGTCTCGCCATGTTGAACGGCAAGGCCTTCGTGCTTGACCGCAAGACCACAAAATCCACAATTAACTCCTCCTTCTTCGACAAGTTCTCTCCCGACAACCAGATGACGCTTTACGCTATCGCCGGGAAGGTTGTTTACAACATCCAGATCGAAGGGATCATTGTTGACGGCGCACAGATTGCCCAGAGCTTCACCCGCTTTCTACGCGGCACAGTTCCAAGGTCCGAACCAGTCCTAGAAGAATGGTATTATGACCTCGGCCAATACCTTGCAACCGCAGAACTCTATGCCGCTAATGGCTACTGGCCGATGAACGACAAATCTTGTGGCCAGTATGGCGGTTGCCCGTTCCGCAAAATATGCAGCCTTCCACCTTCTGTCCGAAAGGAATGGCTCCAAGCCGACTTCACCCGTCGCGTCTGGGACCCTCTCCAAGTCCGAGGTGACATTTGACAGACCTAATAATCATCCTTGTAGGAACCTTCGTCATCACTATCACCCTCGCAGCTTTATGGAACCAATAACATGCCTCCACTTTCACAACATCATTCATCCACAACCACAAAGCTGCTTTTCGTTGGCGATAGCGGAGCGGGAAAGACAGGCGCACTTGCATCCCTCGCCTCTGCTGGTTTCAAGGTTCGCATTCTTGACCTTGACAACGGAGTGGATGTCCTACGCGACCTCCTGACCAACGGGAATTACACCAAGGACGCTATTGCTAACGTCGAGTATGTCACCCTGACTGAACCCATGAAGAACCAAGGCGGCAAATTAATCCCCGCCAAGGCCTCTGTTTGGCAGCGTGTTGCCGGAATGTTAGGCGATTGGAAAGACGGCGACCGCAGCCTTGGCTCCATCACCACATGGGACGACAACACAGTCCTTGTCATCGACTCTTTGACCATGCTTTCTGATGCCGCCCTGTCCTACATCCTCGCCATGAACGGACGCCTTGGCCAGCACCCGCATCAAGCCGATTGGGGACTCGCACAAGCACTTGTCGAGAACCTTTTGCGAATGCTCTACGACGAGGGAGTCAAGTGTAATGTGATTATAAATTGCCATATCAAGCCCATGGGCGACGACTCAGGCCCAGAACGCTATTACCCAAATACTCTCGGCAAAGCCCTTCCACCAAAAGTCGGTCGCTATTTCAACACGGTTCTGCTTGCGCAAAGTTCTGGTCGCGGCTCCAATCTCAAACGCCAGATCTTCACGACATCACAAGGCACTATTGAATGCAAAAACACAGCGCCCTCAAAGGTAGCGCAGTCATATCCGCTAGAAACAGGTCTAGCGGATTATTTCAAGGCAGTGAGGAACTAAAATGCTGAACCATGCACCTCCGATTAAAAATCGGAAAGTAATTCAAATTATATTTAGTTCAGAGGGAACGCTTTATGCACTCTGTGATGACGGATCGATCTGGTGGCTGTGGGATAAAGAATGGGTAAAAATGGAGCCCCCGCCTAAAGATTAATGGAATTAGCGCGAATGCGCTAATGTTGGCCCATCACTGGGTCTATTTTAATGGAGAAAATGTATGTCTGTAAACTTCAAAGACCTCTTATCAACCAAACTTGATGACGTAAAAGCACCATCAGCCCTTCCAGAAGGCACCTATCACGGCACAATCTCATCTTTTGAATATGGAGATAACAACAAAAACAAGACCCCTTACGTTCGTTTCGCTCTTAAATTTCATTCAACCTCAGACGACGTAGATCCAAAGGACCTTGCAGACATCGACCTCGCATCTCGCAAGCTCTCCACGGACTTCTACCTCACACCAGACGCCCGTTGGAGACTCAAGGAGTTCCTTGTTTCTCTCGGCCTTAAAACCGACGGAGGTTCGTTCGACGAACTGATCCCAGAGGCAGTTGGTCAAAGCGTGATCGCGTATGTCACGCAGCGTTTCAATCCAGAACGCCCTGACGATCCGCCACGTAACAACATCAAGTCGGTAAAAGGTGAGGCATAAGGCTTACGCCTATTAATCACAGAGGGGGCGAGGAGCCATTTGCCCCCTCTACTCAAACCCCAGAAGGCCAACATGACCAGCATTGCTCTCAAAGACATTTGGATTGATCGCGGCACCCGCCAACGAAAGGAGATTGTGATTGATGATCTCCTCGAAAGCATTCCCAGACGTGGTGTGCTGGTTCCGATTATTGTTGTGGCAGAACCCGGACCGGCAGAACAACCCTACAAACTAATCGCAGGTGAACGGCGCTACACGGCCAGCAGGAAGTTGGGACTCCCTGACATCCCCGCGAGGCTTCTAACCGACCTCTCCCCTACCGAGCAACGGATCGTGGAACTCGAAGAAAACCTTCGCCGAAAGGATCTGGGGTGGCAGGACCAGTGCATCGCCATCGCAACAATCCACGATGTCCTCTCCCAGCAACATTCCGAGTCCGACTGGACCTATGCAAAGACCGCTGAAAACATCGGCTATGGTCAGGCATGGGTGCAAAGATGCTGCCGGATCGCAAAGGAACTCCACCGCGATAACGTCCGAACCATGGACACGGCAACTAGAGCCTACAATTTCCTGTCCCGTGAAGACGAGCGGGTGGCGGCTGATGCTGTTAGTAACATCCTGTCATCGGCGTCAAAAGCGGCCACCGACGCCTTCGACGGGGAAGGGGGGATCAATCCCCTTGACGATCTTTTGGACGCATCCACGGCCCCGGAAAAGCCCGCCAATGCGCCCGCAAAAAGCGCCCGAAACATCCCGCCCATTGCGCCGGTCGAAAAGTCAATCCTGCAAGAGTCCTTCCTCGACTGGGCCCCAGCTTACGACGGCGAGCCCTTCAATCTAATCCATTGTGACTTCCCTTACGGGGTGAATGTTTTCGGAGGCAAATGGTCAGGCAAACAAACCACCTCTGGCTATCAGGACACCGCAGACATCTATGAAAAACTCATCACATGCCTATGCGAAAACCTCGATAACATCATGGCACATAGCGGGCATCTGGTGTTTTGGCTCTCCGGCGACATCACGATACAGGCTAAAACTTTACAGATGTTTTCCCAACTCGCACCAGAACTCGCGTTCTGCAACTTCCCACTTGTCTGGGTCAAGAGTGACAATGTTGGAATTGTCCCAGACCCAAAGCGCGAGCCTAGACGCATTTACGAAACAGCACTAATTGCCAGCCGGGAAGACCGCCTTCTGGTCAAGCCCGTCAGCAATGCAATCTCCCATCCCACCAACAAGGAGCATCATCCACACACCAAACCAGAACCAGTTCTAAAACATTTCTTGTCAATGTTTGTGGACTCTAACACTCGCCTGTTAGACCCGACATGTGGTGGAGGCTCGGCCCTCCGCGTAGCTGAAGCTCTCGGAGCCGAACACGTTCTTGGCCTCGAGATCAACGACGAATACGTTGCGAACGCGAGAAGGGCGCTGCAGCATTTCCGTATTCACCAAAAAGCATCTTCAATTCAAAAGGAGCAAACAAATGAGCAGCAATAACGCACCAAAACTTTCAGACAAACTCGATCTTGATCTTTTAGAAAACGCCTATCACCAAATTGGCGACGTTCCCCCTCCTCCACCATCTGCAAGGCCAAAGATTGTGACGACACAACAAGCCCCCGCCAACCCGCAGCTCGAAATCATTGCAGAAGGAATGAAGCGCGCAGAGCAGCTCTTTGCGTCAAAGAATTCCGAGTATGGCGATAACGGAGACATTCTAGGCAATTTCCGTCGCCTCGCAGAACAACAAGGTG